AGTTAGAAGTTGCACAAGCCGTTGTAGACGGCCATGTTGTTAATTTTGAAACTTATCAGCGTTTAGTTGGTCAACACCAAGGATTGGAAGAATCTTTGACTATTTTAAATAACCTATTAGAGGAGCAAAAACGTAATGTCGAACATTGACATTGAGCAAACGCTTGAAGAAGCGTTTCCTGTTGTAGACCCACTTATGGCGCCGTACGGTGCTCGTGTTCTTATTCAGTTAAGAGCGGTCAAAGAAAAGGTCACATCAGCCGGTATTTACATTCCAGAAGACACGAAAGAAACAGAAAAGTGGAACACAATGATCGGTAAAGTCATTGCACTTGGAAGTTTAGCATTTTGTGATCGTGAAACAATGAAACCATGGCCGGAAGGTACATGGGCTGCTGTTGGCGATTTCGTTCGTGTACCAAAATGGGGTGGAGATAGATGGGAAGTTGATTTTACAGATGCGCAAGGCGTAAACGGAAGAGCATTATTTACTTTCTTTAATGACCATGAGCTAATTGGTAAAGTCACCGGCGATCCACGTGCAATTAAAGCATTCATCTAAGTTTTGAAAGGAAAACTGTATGAATCCAACTGATAAAGCAGAAATGCAAGTAGAAGAATCACAAGACGGCGGTGCAATTGTTGCACTACCTGAAGGTGAAATAAGCCCGCAGCATGAGGAAACTCAAGAAAATACTGCGGTTGAAGCACAAGATAACATTGATGAAGAGCCTTCTAATCAAGAAGATGAAGGTGATCAAGAAAACGATGAAACTGATGCAGATAAAGAAGATCTGCGTCGAGTTCGTCGTGAACAACGCAAAATTAAGCGCAAGCTTCATCAAGGTAAGGCAAAAGAATCAGTTCATCTGATTGCAGCTCTTAAGAAACAGAATCAAGAACTTGCAGACCGGTTAGCCGCAGTTGAGAAGAAAACCTCAGGTGCAGAACTAGCCAGAATCGATAAAGCAATTGAAGATTCAGGTGTTCAGGTAGAATATGCTAAGATGAAGATGCGTGAGGCTGTTAGTCAGTCTGACGGCGATGGTGTGGCAAGAGCAGAAGAAATGCTGTATGAAGCCCGTCGTAAATTAGAATCATTACAAAGTATTAAGCAGAATGCCACTAAACAGATTAATCAACAGAAGCCTAATATGCAAGTCCCTGATGTTCAGGTTCAACGTCTTGCTGCAGAGTGGATGGAAGATAATCCTTGGTATGACCCTAATGGGCGTAATGAAGAATCTCAGATTGCTCAGATTATTGACAAGAAATTGACAGAAGAAGGGTTCGATCCAACTTCAGAAGATTATTGGGAAGAATTAGACGGTAGGTTAAAAAAATATTTACCTGAAAAATATAATATGAGCTATAATAAGCCCAATAGTTCCACACAAAGACCTCGATCTGTTATGACTAGTTCAGGAAGAGAAGCAACGGCAACAACGAAAGCGAATGAGTTTCGTTTAAGCCCTGACCGTGTGGCTGCAATTAAAGAAGCAGGCGCATGGGACAATCCTGAGACTCGTCGGCGAATGATAAATAAATTCGCTGAATGGGATCGTGCAAACAAAAACAATAGAGGTTAATTATGGACAACAGATTAAAGAAAAATTTAAACGCTGGTAGAACAGATAGAGGTAATGATTCAGTTCGTGCAGCGGCCGAAGATTCACTTGTTTCTTCAAAGGAACGTCGTCGAATGTTCCGTGACGAATGGACACAAGAGTCTCTTCCAACCCCGCCAGAAATCCCTGGCTTTCATCCATGCTGGTTATCAACAACTAATCAATATGATCCAATTCACAAACGCATGCGTTTAGGCTACGTCCCAGTGAAAGCCGAGGAAGTTCCGGGCTTTGAAAACTATAGGGTCAAGGCTGGTGAGCATGAAGGTTTCGTTGCAGTAAACGAGATGTTGCTCTTTAAACTACCTAATGACATTTATCAGGAAATGATGCAAGAACTGCACCATTATGCCCCGATGGATGAGCAAGAGAAGGTTAAAGTGCAACAAGATCAGTTACTAAACGCAAAAGATAGTGATGGCAGACGTCTTGGACAAGTTGAAGGTGACGGCATGAAATTCGACCAAACAAGAGAAGTACCCCTCTTTTAAGGAGTTTTTATGTCAGCAACATCAGCTCCGTTTGGTTTGCGTCCTGCATTTTTTCCAACAGGTTTGGAAAGAGCGCAAGTCCTTGCCAACGGTATTCCATCAGGATATAACTCAAATATTCTGAAAGGTCAACCTGTATCTTATGGTCAATCCGCTAACAGCGGCACCACTGGTCAGATTGTTCCTACTCAAGCCCCAGCTAGCAACGCGTCTTCAACCTTGTCAGCACAATACACTGTAACTGGTTCATTCCAAGGTGTAGAGTTTACTGATACTACAGGTCGTCGCCGTGTGTCAAATTATTGGCCAGCTGGTACTACAACTTTTGCTAATTCAACCACCAACGCGTATTTCTATAACGACCTCAATATCGTTTATGAAATTCAAGCTGATGGTTCAATGGCTCAAACTAGCGTAGGTAATGAATATTTGTTCACAAATATCACTGCCGGCTCTACTGTGACTGGATTATCACAAGCAACTCTCGGTTCTGCAACCGGTGTTGGTAATGGTAACCAAGGTCAAATGCGTGTTGTTGATCTATGCCAAAACGTAGACAACGCATGGGGTGACGCGTACACAATCGTACGTGTTCAATTATCTGGAACTCAATGGTACGGTGCTTACACCGCTACTGTTTAATATAGGAGACTGACAAATGGCAGCCCCGATGAGAAGTACGGACTTCCGTTCGATAGTTGAACCTATTTTGAACGAGTCCTTTGATGGTGTGTATGACCAACGTGCTGACGAATGGAGTACTGTATTCCGTGAGCAAGCTGGTATTCCACGTAACTACCACGAAGAACCAGTGTTGTACGGTTTTGGTGCAGCTCCTCAGTTACCTGATGGCTCACCTGTTACCTATCAACAAGGTGGTGTGTTGTTCTTACAACGCTATGTTTACCAAGTATTTGGATTGGCATTTGCTTTGACCAAGGTATTGGTTGAAGACGGTGATCACATCCGCATTGGTCAAGTATACGCGAAGCATTTGGCACAATCTTTGGTGGAAACCAAGGAATTGCTATGTGCAAACGTATTGAACCGCGCATTTAACTCTTCGTATGTTGGTGGCGACGGCGTATCTTTGATTAACACAGCTCATCCAATTGCAGCTGGTTCATTCAGCAATCAGTTAAATACTGCTGCTGCTTTGTCTCAGACTTCATTGGAGCAAATGTTGATTCAAGTTCGTCTTGCTGTTGACAACAATGGTAAGAAAATCCGTTTGCAACCACTGAAGCTTGTAGTAGCTCCCGGTAACGTGTTCCAAGCAGAAGTATTGCTGAAGAGCGTATTACGTACTGGTACTGCTAACAACGACATCAACCCAATTAAATCAATTGGTTTGTTGCCAGAAGGTGCTTCAGTAATTTCTCGTTTGACCTCCGCAACTAACTGGTGGGTTCAGACCGATGCTCCAGAAGGTATGAAACTTCTGATGCGTCGTGCTTTAGAGAAGACCATGGAAGGCGATTTCGAAACCGACTCCATGCGCTATAAAGCTACTGAGCGTTATCAGGTAGGTTGGACTGACCCACGTGCTATGTGGGGAACTCCCGGAGCTTAATGTTCTAAGGTTATGTGGGGAGACCTTAACTCCCCACTTTATTTCGTCTAAGCTTTTCAAGGAGAAAGACAAATGCCACAATTTTCAGATGACCTATTTTTAGGTCCCGCACAAACCTACATGGGTACAGGTAACACAAATACTGAAGCTATATTTTCTGGTTCTGTATCTGGTACAACTTTAACAATTGTTTCCCAATTATCTGGCGATCCATTAGTATTAGGTCAATATATCTCTGGAACAGGTGTAACAGCCGGTTCTTATGTTACTGCATTCGGTACTGGTTCAGGCGGTGCAGGAACATATACAGTAAGCGCATCTTCAAGTGCGACAGGCACAGTTAATATTACTGCCACTGGTAATGCACTTTTAGGCGATCCAGCACCAATGGAATTAGGTGTAGGCCCTATGGGTCGTGTCTACTTATGGGATGTTGTCCCACAAGCATTAGTTGCAAATAACATTGCAACAGCACAAACTACTTCTAGTGCGATTACTTTAACAGCAGGTACTTCAGTTAAGTCTGTCATTACTCCAGCCGGTCAAACTGTATTGCAACTTGATTGTGCTCGTGCAGTAAGCATTACTTCAGGTACAGGTACATTAACTAACCGCAACGTTACTATTTCAGGCTATGACTATTACGGTCAACCAATGACTGAAGTGATTGCTACTGGTACAACACAATCAACCACTGTTAACGGTAAAAAAGCTTTCTATCAAATCGTATCTGCTACAATTTCAGGCGCTCTAGGCGCAACAATTGCAATTGGTACAACTGATGTGATCGGATTGCCAGTTCGTGTTGTTGATGCTGGTTATTTGGTTGGTATTGGTTGGGCAAATGCTGTAGCTCGTGATACTGGCGGTTCTAGCGCATTCGTGGCAGCAGATACAACTAATCCTGCTACAAGCACAACCGGTGACGTTCGTGGTACTTATCAACCATCTTCCGCCACAAACGGTATTCGTCGTTTGGTCATAACTGTTGGATGTAATGCAATTATGGTCGGACCAAATGCAACCCGTGTTGGCGCTCTTGGCGTTACTCAAGCCTAATTAGGAGAAATTAATCATGGCAACAAAATTTAGTCGTGAACCAAAAGAAATGACTACCGAGCCTTCTGCTGATGAAGCAGGTAAAGGCATGAAAAAAGGCGGTCATGCGCATAAAAAGCACATGGCTCCCGGTGGTATGGCAATGGTTCCACGTCCTGTGATGGGACGTCGCCCTCCTATGCCAACTGGTGCTCTTCTCCAGCGCAAAAAAGGTGGTTCTGCTCATAAAGCAGAAATGCATGAAATGCATAAGATCGAAAAAGAACTTAAGCATCATGAGCATATGAAAGCAGGAAAAGCTCACCATGGTTTGAAAAAAGGTGGAAAAGCTGGTATGTATTCTCCACAAGTTGGTGGTCTATTAGGTGAAGGTAAGCCTCATCACAAAGGAACTTCTGGTGGTATTGAAGGCCCTGGCTACAAGCATGGTGGTAAGATTCACCGTATTTCTGGCCATCCTGAAGGCTCTCATGCTCACCACAAGCATATGGCTAAGCATTACAAAGCTAAACATGCAGAAGGTGGTTCAGCTCATCATCACAAAATGCATGAGCATCATAAGCACATGGCTAAAATGGCTGCAGGTGGTACAAGCCCTGTGGATCATGAAGGCGGTAAGCAATTAAAACGTGGCGGTCATGCTAAACATCACTATGCTAAAGGCGGTCAAGCTTTGGCAGCTAAAGGTGATCGTTTTGAAACCAAAACTACTTTGAAACCAAAAATTGATGTGCAAGACAAAGTTCATGAAGCTAAACAGACTAAGTCTTTCCACACCAAAACAGGTGGAGTAGAAGGTGTTGGTTATAAACATGGCGGTCATAGCAAGAAGCATTATGCAAAAGGCGGTACTGTATCGCAGAATGTTGCTAAACGCTACTTGAATGACATGAAAGACGGCGCTAAAATGCCTACCAAGAAAGCTGGAACTGGTGAAATTAAAGAAGGACCAGCTGGCTACAAAAAAGGTGGACATGTTAAGCATGCTCATGGTCATGTTGCTCATCACACTACTCATGGTCATCATGATTCTGGTCATACTCATATGCACAAACATGCTGCAAAGCATTCACATGGTCATGACAAGATCGACGGTCATCCTATGAAACATGGTGGTCATGCTAAACACCATAAAATGGGTGGCAAGGCTAAGTGTAATTACTAAAAGGTTGGGGGAGCAATCCCCCGCTTTTTAAATTGGAGAATTTATGAGCAATAATAATATTGTCGCTTCAGTCACACGTGCTGGTCGATATGAACCATTTGATTTGCAAGTGGCTCGTGGTCAGATTATGGGCCATAGTGTGGTAAGTTTGTTTGGTTATCAGTCATCAGTAACTACAACATCAATTCCTATTTGGGAAAATGCATCAACTTATACATATATTACATCAGCATCTACTTTAACGCTTGTAAGTACGTCAGCATCTGATGATACAAGCGCTAAAATATTTATTAGTGGATTGGATTCAAGCTTTAATCCAATTTCTGAAACTTTGGCGCTAAACGGTACTGCTGGTGTTACAACAGTTAATAGCTATTTTAGAGTCAATAGTTTGCTAATGACGTCACCCGGCACAGGTCAAACGACCAATGTAGGTACAATTACTCTTAAGCAATCTTCTAACGTAGTTGCACAAATTAATGTAGGTATAAGTAAGTCACAAAGTACGATATACACTGTTCCTGCCGGTTATACATTTTATTTAGATTTAGCTGAAGTAAATACTTCAAATAGCTATACAGGAAGTACAATTATTACGTATAAAGTTCAGGCAATTAATAATGTAACTGGTGTAAAGCTAACTGTATTACAACAACCATTTGTTTCAATTTATACGGCATCACGTGCATCAGACCCATTTGCATATAGTGAAAAGACAGATATTCAATGGCAGTTAGTTACTAGTACAGGAACAATTGCTGCTGGAGTAATCGTCACAGGTAAATTAATTGCAAATAACAATAACGTTAACCCAGCAACACCATAATCATGCCACTCATCAAATCTAAATCCCCAAAAGCATTTAGTAAGAATGTAGCTGCAGAAGTGCATGCAGGTAAACCTGTAAAACAAGCAGTTGCTATTGCTTATTCTGTAAAACGGTCTGTTAAGAAAAAAGATGGTGGCAAATTGCCCGGTTTATGGGCAAACATTCATGCTAAGCAAGAACGGATTAAACATGGTTCTGGTGAGCATATGAGAAAGCCCGGAAGTAAGGGTGCGCCTACTGATTATGATTTAAAGCATTCACAGTCTAAAAAAATGGCTCATGGCGGTGATGTTAAATTGTCAATCAAAAAAGGTGAAAAGAAGCCTACTAGTCAAGGTGCTGGACTTACTGCAAAAGGTCGAGCAAAAGTTAATCGTGAAACAGGTAGTCATTTAAAGCCGCCACAAGCAAGTGGTCCTAGACATGATTCATTTTGTGCCAGAATGTCAGGCATGAAAGGTCCTATGAAAGATGAAAAAGGACGGCCTACACGAAAAGCAGCATCCTTGAAAAGTTGGCATTGTAAAGACGGCGGAAAAATGAAAAAATTTGAAGATGGCGGTAGTGCACGATTAACAAATTATCAAGAGCAGCAATTAAAGGCTTTAGATAAAGACAAATTATCAAATTATCAAGAGCAACAATTAAAGGCTTTAGATAAAAAACGAGGTGGCAAAGTTAAGAAGCACAACATTAAAGGGTGGTAATGAGCACAAGCGGAACAGTAAGCCAAACCGTTATCACTGTTCAACAACTTATTGATAGTGGTGCTCGGCGAGCAGGTAAATTAGCAGAAGACTTGACAGTTGAGCAAGTCAATGCTGCTACTCAAAGTTTGTACTATTTGTTATCTAATTTAGCAAATAGAGGCATTCAATATTGGTGCATTCAAAAGTATGTACTTGGATTAATTCCTGACCATTATCAGTACTATCTGAACACAGGTGTAGTTGATGTTCTAAATGCTAACTACAGAACTGTTACACAGAATACGACAGGTGGGTATTCCACTACTGGTAATGGTTCATATGCATTTGATGGTCAGTACACCAATATTTGCCAATGCACAAACAACACAAGCTCAATCGGTATCAATAACGGTTCTGGTCAGAATGTCTATATCGGAACTGTAGGCATACTGCCTGCTGTCAGTGGGTCTGTGACAATACAGATTCAGTACTCAAATGATGGTAATACTTGGACAACTGCGTATAGCCCTGGTGCCACTGCTTGGGTTGCAGGGACATGGTTGTATTATGACCTCGATCCCTCTGCTAATGTTCCATATTGGAGGATTCTGCAGACTTCTGGTATTAACATGGGTGTTTATCAAGTTGTCTTTGGTTCAAATGCTACTGAAATTCCAATGGCTCGTATGAATCGTGATGATTATGTCAACTTGCCGAACAAAAATTTTACTAACAACTACCCTTTGCAATACTGGTTTGACAGGAATATTCCTCAACCTGCTATGTATTTATGGCCTGCACCGCAAATCTATTCGCCTCAAATCGTTGTCTGGGCCCATCGATACATACAAGACGTCGGTTCATTGTCAGGATCAATAGAAATACCCCAGAGATGGTATTTAGCCGTGCAAAATATGTTGGCACATCAAATGGCAATGGAGCTACCGAATGTAGACCCGCAACGAATTATTTACTGCGAGCAACAGGCTGAAAAGTACTGGGCAATGGCAGAACAAGAAGAACGTGATAAGTCACCAATTTATTTTGCACCAAATATAAGCCCGTATACAAAATGAGCATCTGGTTAGACACAAAAGGAAACACGGTATTAAGTATCGCCATTTGTGATCGATGCAAAATGAAACGTGCTTATGATGATATTAGCAATGACCGTAATATCCCAGGTCTTCGTGTTTGTAATTTTGGTTGTAATGATGAGCGTGATCCTTATCGATTACCTGCTAGACAACCTGAAAAGATCAGTATTCGGTTTCCACGTCCTGATGCACCACTTAATCCGGATAATGATGCACTTACGACTGATCCAAATATAGTGAATAATGTCGATCAAGATCCAACACTTCCTTCCACTGCTGGTGAGTGGGGAATCGCACCTGAGCAATCAGAGGATACAATTGACGGAAATCTTGATAATTTGAGTCCTTAATCATGGCAAATATACGAATATCGCAACTCCCAACAGCTCCATCGGCCATTACAGGCTCGGAACTAGTTCCGATTGTTCAGAATGGTCAGACTGTACAGACCACAGTAAGTGCGATTACTAGTAGCCCTTCACTGACTCAGACCTTTTTAACTGTTACTGCACAATCAAGTCTTCCTAATAGCCGATATATTGGTACAGGATTAGGTCTAGGATCCTCGGATGGAGGTTCTGGAGGCATTTACAGGATCTTCTTGAATGGAGTATCAGGCAGTTTAGAGAATGCCTCTCAAGGCATTATCGTAAAGAATACAGGAACCACAGTTGTTAACAGAACTTTAACCGTATCTGGTTCAGGTCTTAGCATTTCCAATGGAGATGGCATCAGTGGCAATCCTACATTTGCACTTACAGGTTTAGTTCAAGCACTTGCTACTACAGGTGGGACAGGTTTACTGCAAACAAATGGAACTACAATTTCAGTATCATCTATCGCAGGGACAAGTAATCAGATTTCTGTTGCTAATGGAAATACTAATCCGATCATAGGTTTAGCAAGCAATCCTATTATTCCCGGAACAGCTAGTATTACATTGCCAATAGGCAATACTGCCGCAAGACCTGCTAGTCCGGTTAACGGCATGATTCGATATAATACAGATTCAAATGCTCTTGAAATTTATGCAGCAGGAAACTGGGGAACTGTTGTATCAGGCGCAGGTGTTGGTAGTTTTAGTGCCGGAACAACTGGTTTTACGCCAAATACTGCTATTAGTGGTAACGTTGTTTTAGCAGGTATACTGAATGTATCCAATGGTGGTACAGGAGCTAGCACATTAACAGGTTATGTTTACGGTAATGGAACATCGCCATGTACATCAAGTGCTACTATTCCAACCACTGATTTAAGCGGCACAATCAGTAATGCTCAATTAGCAAATAGTACAATCACAATCGGTTCAACTTCAGTATCACTTGGTGGAACAATCACCACTTTAGCTGGTGTAACAATCAATGGCTCAACTAATACATTAACTAACATTGCTAATGCATCATTAGTAAACAGTTCTTTAACAGTTGGTACAACAACTATTTCATTAGGCTCTACAAGTTTAACTTTAGCAGGCCTAACGACTGTTACTGTTACTCAAGATCCTACTCAAGCTTTACAGTTGGCAACCAAACAGTATGTAGATGCCGTAGCTCAAGGCCTTGATGCCAAAGCTTCTGTAGTGAATGCTTCCACAGTGGCGTTTACCGTAACATACAACAATGGTACAGCTGGTGTTGGCGCCACATTAACTAATGCCGGTTCATTGGCAGCATTTGCTGCGGACGGAGTAACCAACTCTGTTGGTGATCGTGTTCTGATTAAGAACCAAGCAGCTCCAGCACAAAATGGTATATACACAGTAACCACTGCCGGTTCAGGTTCTATAGCATGGGTATTAACTCGTTCCACTGATATGAACACGTGGACAAACGTTCCGAATGCTTATGTATGGGTAGAATCAGGTTCAACTCAAGCCGATACAGGTTGGGTATGTACATCCAATGCTGGCGGAACTATGGGTACTACCGCAGTTACTTGGGTTCAGTTTTCAGGTGCTGGTACATATACAGCCGGCACAGGATTAACTTTAACTGGTACACAATTTAGCATTACTAATACAGCTGTAACAGCTGCTAGTTATGGCTCTGCAAGTTCAGTAGCAACATTTACAGTAAATGCTCAAGGTCAACTGACCTTGGCTGCTAGTACATCGATAGCCATTGCTGCATCACAAGTAACTTCAGGTACATTGGCAGTTGCACAAGGCGGTACAGGTGTTGGAACATTAACTGGTTTAGCATACGGTAATGGCACATCTGCATTTACTGCTGCAACAGCTGCTCAAGTAGTTTCGGTCATTGGAACTACTGCAGTAACTAATGCAACGAATGCTGCAAATGTTACTTTATCAGCTGGTTCTGGTGCAACAAATTATTTAGTTTATGCAGCAACTGCTACAGGTTCAGTACCGGAATATACAAGTACTGGACTAACATACAATGCTACAAATACAGCCATTACTGGTGGCATAAATGGAGGCACTTTTTAATGTTTAAATATATAATGGCTCAAAAGGATTAATCATGGCAGCTACCGGATATACACCGATTATTATCTATAACAGTGGTACAGCGACCAATATACCGTTAGCTGCTAACCTTGCATCAGGTGAGCTTGCAATTAACTATGCAGACGGTAAACTGTACTATAAGAACAGCGGCGGCACTGTTACATTGCTGGCAAGTGCAGCAACAGTTGCTCCAGTCACTACATTCTCTGCCGGTACAACAGGGTTAACGCCATCTACAGCAACATCTGGTGCAATTACTCTTGCAGGTACATTAGTAGTTGGCAACGGTGGTACAGGATTAACTAGCTTAACTGCAAACTATATTCCTTATGGTAATGGTTCAAGTGCATTTCAGTCAAGTGCAAATCATACATTTGACGGAACAAACTTAACTCTTGGTAATGCTGGCGTTTCAGCCCGTTTCCAAGGCGATTTTAGCAATGCAACCGTAGCCTCAAGAACAGCTTTTGTAACAGGAACAACTAACGGTTCTACTGGTATTTATGCCCTTCCTAATGGCACAAGCACAGCGGCTTCTTGGCAAGCTACCAATAACGCTACACCTACAAACTGCTCTAAGATTCTGATTGCTACAAACGGTTCTACTGATGTTCAGTTAGTTTCAGGCATTAACGGTTCAGGAACATACTTACCTCTGACTTTCTATAACAATGGTTCAGAGAAGATGCGCCTTGATACTACAGGTCAACTGTATATCAATGGAACATCAGGTACAGCTCTTTTAACTATTGCATCAAGTACATCTTTACCTGCGCTTAAAGTACCTAATATTGTTGAAACAGCAAATACTGTAAATGCTGCGCCAAGTGCAACACAAACATTCTATTTGGCTTCTGGTGCGGTTCAGTACTATACATCTAATGCTGCTAATAACTGGACAGTTAACTTTGCAATGTCTTCTGGAACAACCATGAATACTGCAATGGCAATAGGTGATTCAGTATCTTGCACAATGCTAACTACACAAGGTTCTACTGCATACTATAACAGTTCAATTCAAGTTGATGGCACAACATCTGGTGTGACAACAAAATGGCAAGGCGGTACTGCTCCTACAAGCGGTAACGCAAGCTCTATTGACTCATATACTTATGTAATTTATAAAACTGGCTCAGCAACATACACAGTATTAGCTTCACAAACTAAATTCGCTTAAGGATTTATAGATGCCTCGTTTATCTAAAATTGGT